AGAGACAGGTGCTATGTATTATATACAATGCCAATTATAATGGATATGACAGCCATTATCACATAGCTATTGCCAACTGCTTGTTTTTCCTTTGCTTCTTCTTCGGATGATTTTACTTTAATTTCTAACTTTTTGTTAGTGTATCCTACCAGTCTTTCTCCATTTCTGTATCTCCTGTCTGGCTTATATACTGCAACAGAAGCTATTTTTTGCATTTTAATCTCGTTTTTGTCTATGATTTTGCTAACACCTTTGCAAAGCAATATCACGGATGGTATTGCAGCGAGTATTGGTAAACCCTTAAATAAAATTGCCAGCCAAAATGTGCTGAATATGAAATACAATATTTTGACTATCCAGTGAGTTTGGCTGTAAACAGGTGTGTAGCCATCTTTTATTGCTTTCTCTCTGACTTCATCAGGTGAAACTTCTTTGTAAATTACTTCTTCATTATTCGTATATTGAGAAGACGTATTTCTATATGGAGTGGAGTGGGCATCACCGTATATCTGATTGCTTATAATCTTTCCACCATCTCGGCCGACTTGGTTTACAGCAGATCTGATGAAACCTTTAGCGAGGTTTTGAATAAAATTTCCCATATTATCCTATCTTACGTTCATTATTAGCTATTATCAGTTCCGCTTCCAGTTCCTTAATTCTTCTCTGCAGGTTGTTGATGGTGTCCTGCTGGAAGGCTATTGTGTCAATCAGCTTGCTTAATCTGTCGTTTTCGTTTGAAGCAGTTGGCTGTTCAGATGTCAGCAGCATTTCTCCTGTACCGCGAAGAAGCCATTCTGCTGAGATTTCAGGGAAAGTTGAAAGTATGCTTAATGCTGTTTGTGTGCTGACTTCATTCAATCCATTTAATTGTCTGCTGAAAGTATTTTGCTTTAATCCACATTTTAAGGCAAAAGCTCTATCCGATAATCCAGTATAGGCTATTAATTCTTTAATTCTTTCGACCATATCAATTCTACATAAATGTTAAATTATCCATAAATGGATTATAAATACGATATTATTATTTGCAATTATCCAAAAATGGATTACCTTTGCAATACAAACATACACACATACAAAAATAGAAATTAAAACGAATAATTGAAAATGAAAACTGATGAATTTTTCTACGAAAATGAAGCTGAAAGTCTTAAAGCTGACATCGAAAAAGCAAAGTCTATGACAGAAGCAGAGATGCAATCTTACTTCAATACAGACGACAGCAAGGAAGATTTCATAAGTTTTCTTGAAGATGAACTCAAAGTTGCTGAAAGCCACATTGTTGAAAATGATGATGATTTCAGCAGCGTTGACCCCGGCTTTGCAAGTGAAGCCGATTATTTGAGATACAAATTTGCGTAATAAAAACCTCACTAAAAGTCAAAACCATTATGGAAATTAAACCAACCAAGTATCAGCCAGGACAGAAAGTCTGGACACTTATAGGAATGAAGGCTGAAGAGAAAACAATCAAGGGTATCAACATCAGTGTGGATTCCGATGGAGTACAGAAGAACTACTATTACATGTTGGTTCCAAAAGAAAAGGAATGCTCCAGTGAAGCATTTACATCCTATTCCGAGAAAGAACTTTTTAGTTCAAAGGAAGAGATGAGAATTAGTGTTTTCGGTGATTGACAAATCACATCCCGGTGTGGCCTGACCGCCTATCCGGGAACAATAGAGAAGAGTTCCTTGAAATCTTTTGGCTGACGGACATACCTGAATGGTATAGTAATTCACCGTGGATAACGGGCGGTCCGACAGAGTGTAGAATTGTAGCAATTCGGTCTGCGTATGCAGGTTTTATGATATTAGCTGGAGTAGCTTAACGGTAGAGCACAACATGGGTTATAAAAAATAGAGATGCAATAATGAATATCGTTGATGAAAGGGTTCGACTCCCTTCTCCAGCCCTAATTCAAATTAGTTTGTTATGGTTATAGATAATTCGATAGAAACTGCCGAGTCATTGAAAAATCTATTTGCAATGCTTTATTTTGTGGCAGCATGGGCATTCGGCATGGTTTCTCCATGCCTTGTTTATGAAATATGGAAATCGTGTAAGGAAAAGCGACCTTTTGATTTTAACGGAGCCAATTATTGGTGTCCTATTGCGATTGTGATGTTGGTCATTTCTTCTGTATTATGTATGATTTCTTTTTTCTTTATGATTGCTGAGCATCTTTTGAGATTCGTTAATTGCTTGGATTAAGAAATTTTCTGTAGTCTCTTCAAATTTCGTGAATGCTTCCTCGTATTTATTGATTTTATCGGGGTATGGCAAATCCTTGCTGTATATTATGTCCCTGAGTTCATCATAAAGCAGTGAGGAACTTTGTACGAGTGAATCATATTTTTCATAAAGTTCTTTATCAAGGTAGAAATGCAATTTCAGGTTCTTGTTTTTCATGTCAATAAGAGGCTCATAAGCTATCTTATTCAATTCAAGGATGTCTGTTTGCCCATTGAGGATGTCAATCAGGTTGATGTTTCTCATTGCTGCCTTGTATGAAAGAAAAGAGTCGAGGAATTCTGATATGGAATTGACGGAGTTTGAGTAGAAGGTTTTGAATTTTAGTTCTTTTTTTCTGATACTCAACTTGTAAAGTTCTCTGATAAAAAAGAATATAATTCCTACTAGTAATGATAAGGAATCTAAGTGGTTAAGAAGAAGTTCGATAAAATGTTTCATAAATCTTAATTTTTGAATTTCCAACACAAAATTAAGAAATCCCTCCGGAGAAATTCCATGATTATAAAATTCCGGAGGGAACATTCCGAGGTTGTTTAATGGCAGAACGGCACCAGTCTGAGGGCATAAGGATTTTTGGTGAAGGTGGCGGTTCGAATCCGTCTCTCGGAACTTAAACTTATTAGTTATGAAAGTATTTAGTCGTATATGGATGCTGATGGTAGCTATATGTGCTGTTGGCATGTTGTATGGAGCAATCACAATACCAAGTCCGGTGCAGGGTATATGGATATGCTCCTGTATAATCATTGTAATTGCATCGGTATATGCTTGTGTTGTAATATGGAAAGAAAGGTAGAAGTTATGGGCAAAAGACCTATTGTATCGACATTACGATCCATGAAAATAGATGAAGAGGTTATTTTTGGTATTCATCAGAGAATTTCTCTTATGGGTACAATAGCCAATAGGTTGGATGTTGAACGTGCTTCAGGTATGTCATGGAAATGCAAGACAGACCGTGAAGCCGGAATTGTAACGGTTAAACGTGTTAGCTGATGGTGTTCGAATTAAATGGGAAGTTTATGACTACAATATTGTCAGATAATACAGCAGGAATGATTCTTGAGAACATACTTCTTGCAATGGAAGGAATAAAGTTCAGCAAGTCTCAGGCATCAGGAATAGTCGGTTCCGAGAACCGGTTGGAAAAGCTTGTTGAGAGCGGTAAGATACGTGCTGAGAAGAAGGCAGATTGTCAGAACGGAAAATGGTTCTGCAATGGTGCTGATGTGTTAAGGTACTGTTCGTACAAGAAGAGACATAAAAAAAGGAACAAGTCTAAAAGCCTGTGAAGGTGGTTATTTTCTACATAAATGTTTACGTTTTAATTTCTTGGTGTACGGACTGGCTTGTGAAAGTCGTCCGTACTATTTTTCCCCTGGGCACTTGGTCTAATGGTAGAACATCGGCATAATTCCATTCCATGTTTGTTAGTGTTAGAAATCTCTATTGTTAGTCGAAGATGCGGGTTCGATTCCCGTAGTGCCCACAATTTACATCGTGTTCCGGTGTGTGTTTTTCATAGTCATTTTAGTCCGAAAGCCTATTCGGGGGTACGCCAATGGCACCGTGTCGGAACTTCGGACTCTATGGTATCGTGGCGGCATCGGTTAGCCGTTGACTCTATCTGAAAGGTAACGCGAAATCGGAAAGGATTGATTGTGTGTGATGTGCCCTGGGGAATACGTCCCAGGGTTTTATTTATCATAATGAGAACAAAGGTTAAGGCGTAAAAATGGCGAAGTTTCGGATTGCAAAACTTGACTATCTGAACTACCTTTACAGATGTAAAGAACTAAAAGTCAAACCATTAATATTTTAATTATGGCTGAAAGAAAAGCTAAAACAGAAGTTCCTGAAAAAGATAATCAGGAAGAAAAACAGGAAGAAAAAGAAGTGCAACAGACACTTTCTGACAAAATTGTGAACATAAAAACCCTGAGAGCAAACGAGATTGAATGCCGAATAGGTACAATCAATGAGAAAGGATGCACATTGTTGCTGTACAAGGATGCCCGTGTGGATATGAGACTTCTTGATGAGGTGTTTGGACCAATGAACTGGAAGAGAGACCACGAAGTTGTGAACGGAAACCTATTCTGTACCATATCAATCTATGATGAAAAGAAAAAGGAATGGGTGAGCAAGCAGGATGTCGGAACTGAATCCAATACGGAAAAGGAGAAAGGTCAGGCTTCCGATGCATTCAAGCGTGCCGGATTCAACTGGGGGATTGGTCGAGAACTTTACTCGGCACCTTTTATTTGGGTAAAACTTGAACCAAACGAAATCTTTAAGAGCACTTCGGGAAAATGTTCTACTTATACTAAGTTCTCTGTAAGTGAGATTGAGTATGACGATAACAGAGAGGTTAGTAAATGTATCATTGTAGACAACAATGGTGTGATAAGATACCAGTTCCCTATGCCAAAGGAAAAGAAGTCTGAAAAGACTCAGCAAAATTCAAGTGTATTTTCCGGTAAACAGCTAAAGGAAGCGATTGATGAAGTAAGGGTATGTAAGAGTCGAGCCGAAGTTAATGCTGTGTGGAAAAAATACGCTGCTATGCAAAACAATCTTGAGTTTAAGAATGAGATTCAAACAATGTGTAAAAGATTTCCAAAATGATAGAGTTAGTTAAGTCAGGTGTGGTTTTCAATGAAGAGAACCACACCTATTTCCTGGGCGACAAGCAGCTTTCAGGAATAACGGGAATGATTAAGAGACAGTTGTTCCCGGATAAGTATAAGGATGTTCCTCAGTTCGTCTTAGAAAGGGCTGCAGAAAGGGGAACAAAGGTTCATCATGACTGCCAGTTTGCAGACGTTACAGGATTTGAGCCTGAAAGCCAGGAGGCAGTCAGTTATATTATGATACGTACTGGTGCCGGTTATTCTGCACTTGACAATGAATACACTGTATCAGATGAAGAGCACTTCGCTTCAAACATTGATTGTGTCTGGGAGAAGGATGGCACTATAGCACTTGCCGACATCAAGACAACGTATAAGCCTGATATTGAATACCTCGAATGGCAGTTGTCAATATATGCGTACCTGTTCGAAAAGCAGAATCCTGAGCTGAAGGTTTCTAAACTGTACGGTGTATGGCTTTACAATGAAAAGTCAGAGCTTATTCCACTTGTCCGGAAATCTGACGTGGAGGTCAAAAGGCTGTTGCAGTGTGAGATTGAGGGAACACGTTACCTTGATACTGAAACTGCACTTGAACACAAGCAGGATGAAGTACAGCTATTGCCAAAGGACGTGATAAACAAATATCTTGAAGCTGTAGCGGAAGTTGAGAGAATACAGCCGTTCATTGACGGTTTCAAGGATTCGTTGAAACGCGCAATGGTTGAACACGATGTCAAGTCGTGGGACACAGGTGTATTGAAAGCTACCATAACACCTGCAGGAATCAAAAAATCTTTCGACACTAAGAGGTTTCAATCTGAGCATCCCGAGTTGTATAAACAGTACATCAAGGAGACTGAAACTGCTGCATCTATAAGAATCACATTAAGAAAGGAGGAAGAAAATGCTTAATAAGGTAATGCTGATAGGGCATCTTGGAAAGGACCCTGATGTAAGAAAGCTTGATTCCGGAACGAAAGTCTGCCAGTTCACACTGGCAACGACGGAAAAGGGATACACGTTGCAGAATGGTACTCAGGTACCGGACAGGACAGAGTGGCACAGCATTGTACTATGGAAGGGGCTTGCTGAGGTTGCAGGTAAATATCTTCACAAGGGAGATAAGGTTTTTATCGAAGGTAAAATCAGATCCAGAAGTTATGAAGATAACAGTAAGGTGAAGAGATATATCACAGAGATATTCGCAGATAACATGGAGATTCTTTCAACATCTAAGAGTGGTTCACAGGATAGTAGTTCACGGAATAATTCTTCGAACGCTCAATTACCATCAGAGACTCCAAGTGATGATTTACCGTTCTGATTATGGAAGCTACTATAATTAAGAAAGACGGTAAGGCCACCATTGACAAGGATTTCAACTTCATGCTAAGCCTTCTTCGTAATGGTGAATATACTCTTACCATCAAGAGAAAGACTAAGCCCAGGACGCTTGACCAGAACGCGCTCATGTGGATGTGGTTCAGGTGCGTGGGTTGTGCCTTACGTGAGTTCACCGGTGAAGCGTACTGGAGTACAAAGGAAGGGGTGGAAACGATACATGACCTGTATTGTAAGAAATTCCTTACGAAGATGGTTATCACCCCGAAAGGTGAGAGGACGGAACTTGCAAGGGGCACAAAGGGACTTAGTACAATGGAGATGTCACATTTCCTGGATGCCGTCAAGACTGATATAATGAATGAATACGGAATACAGCTACCGTTACCTACAGACAAGTATTATTCGGCATTTGCAGCCGAGTACGAAAACAAATATTAATATGGCAATAATTAAAGATTACGAACCTGAAGAACTGAAGTTTGTTCTTCCGGAAGCAGTTCGGGAACAGTTTCCATTGGAACTGCAATTTGAGAACGCTGAGAGTGAGAAAGACATTCTGAAAGCAGTGAACGAACACTTCAATGCTTTGTTCCCTGAGAACGAGATGGCGCTTCGCTACATGGACGATGTGGAGAAATCGGACATTCGTGGGAAATACTGCAAGCTTGTAGAGCAGGAGCTTCCTGAAGCTGAGAATGCTTTGTTGAACGCTAAGGAGGAAGCCAAACGCATCAAGACGGATGCGGAGGAACGGTTGAATTCATTGAGCAAGCAGATTAAGGATTACGCTGCAAAAGTACAGGAAGGAACGGAGGAAAAGCAACTTCCGGCTACAAAGACATTCCGTATCGCTTTGAATGGGTATTTCCTGTATTATTCCATTCTTAACGGTAAGGTCGTACTGGCCAAATCTGAAAAGATTCCATCCTACGACAAATCATCATTGTGGGCTCAGGAAGATAAGAACCGTGTAGCAATGATGGAGCTGTTCGGTCTTGACTTCCCTGCTCCGGAGAAACCTTCTGATGAAGAGTTTGACAAGGAACATGACATGCTTCCAGATAATGATGGTGAAGTTATGGGTGAAGAAGAATTCAATGACGCTGTAGGTGATGAGTAGATTGCAGCATAAGCGTGGCCGCAAGTCCAATTATGCACGTTCTCTTAACAATCCATATTGGGAAAAGGTTGCAAGGAATGTGAGGTTAAGGGATGGGCATAAGTGCAGGATTTGCGGAGCACGCTATCCTTTGGAAGTGCATCACAAGAGATATAAGGTAAATGGTGTTTCAATTGTTGGAAAGGAACTTGAGTACCTTGATTGCCTTGTCACTCTGTGCGCTTCCTGTCACGAAAAAGTTCATAAAGGAATAATCAGAATATGAAGTTTCAATTAAGAGATTATCAGCAGAATGCCAGTAATGCTGCCATATCACATTATAGGCTTAAAGGTGGAAAGAACTACCTGATGGTTTTGCCTACGGGGGCGGGAAAATCAATTGTTATAGCTGATATTGCAGCGAGACTTAATGAACCTTTGCTGGTGTTCCAGCCTAACAAGGAAATCCTGGAACAGAACTTCGCAAAGTTGCAGACATACGGAATCTTTGATGCCGGATGCTATTCTGCCTCTGTCAAGAGAAAGGATATAAACAGAATTACCTTCGCCACTATCGGTAGCGTATATAATCACATGGAAGATTTCAAGCATTTCAGGTATATTCTTATTGATGAATGCCATTTGGTTAACCCGACAGAAGGAATGTATGCTGATTTCTTCGCAGCTGCTGAGAGACGTATTATCGGACTTACTGCTACTCCTTACAGATTGTGCAGCACGATGAACGGTTCGATGTTAAAGTTCCTTACGCGTACAAGGCCGAGAGTTTTTTCGGACGTAATCTATTATTGTCAGGTGAGCGAACTGCTTGCAAGAGGATTCCTAACCAGACTTAAGTATTATGACTTGACAAAAATAGAACTTGTGAATGTCAGAAGGAATTCAACTGGTGCTGACTTCGATGAAGCGAGTCTTTCAAAGGAATTTGAACGTGTTGACCTGTATGGCTATCTGATTAGCATGGTAAGAAGGTTGCTGGCTCCTAAGAGTGGAATACCGAGACGTGGAATACTTGTGTTCACGAGATTTGTAAAGGAGGCTGAAATGCTAACCCATGAGATACCAGACAGTGCAGTGGTCAGTGGAACGACTCCGAAGAAAGAACGTGAACGGATCTTGTCAGACTTCAAGTCCGGAAAGATAAAGGTTGTCGCTAATTGCGGTGTCCTCACTACTGGATTTGACTACCCGGAGTTGGATACAATCGTTCTTTGCCGGCCTACGATGTCACTTGCTTTATACTACCAGATGATAGGTCGTGTTATCCGTCCATACCCAGGGAAGGAAGGATGGGTTGTTGATTTGTGTGGAAATATTAAAACATTCGGTAGGGTAGAGGATTTGAGGATTGAGCAGCCGGAAAAAGGAAAGTGGATGATAAAGACTAACGGAAAACAATTAACCAATGTAATACTATAGCTTATGTATGTGATAAGAGGACAGATACCAAGTAAGAGTAACTGTTATAAGATAGTAAATGTCGGTGGTCATGCAAAGCTGGCCAAACAGAAGGTTCTTACTGAATATGAAAAGAATTTCTATATCCAGTGTCCGGAACGTGGTAGGATGGTCAAGGGATATTTCAAGCTGAAAGCAAAGATATATTATTCAAGTAACCGACCGGATCTGGACAATTCTCTTAAGATTCTTCTTGATTGCCTGCAGCAGACCAAGACGATTGATAATGACAGATATTGTGTTCAAATAGACATTCAGAAGTTCATCGACAAGAAGGAACCACGTATCGAATATGAGGTAACTCCGATTGAGTTCTGAATGTAACTTAGCTTTGTAACGTATCAAAAACATTAATATGGGAAGAAATAAGAAGATTGGTCTTGATTATTTCCCTTTTGATATTGATTTTTTTCAAGATTTGAGAATTAGAAAACTAATCAAATACCAGGGTGGTAAGGCTGTTACAGTATATGCTCTCCTGCTATGTAATATCTACAAACAAGGGTATTACATGAGGTGGGATGAAGAGTTGCCTTTCTTTGTATCGGAACAAACGGGCTTTGAAGAGGCGTATATACGTGAGGTCATTAAATGCTGCTTGGTAATCGGGTTATTTTCTAAGGAATTGTATGATTCTGAAAAAATATTGACGTCAAAAGGAATACAAGAAAGGTACCAGAAGATATGCGATTTATGTAGAAGAAATAATGAAATTCACGAATATAACATCATTTCTTCCGAAGATATAGCTTTTTCTTCCGAAGAAATGATGATTTCTTCCTCAAAAAGTACACAAAGTAAAGTAAAGGAAAGGAAAGAAAAGAAAAGTAAAAAAAATAATAAAGAAATATCTCCTTCAGGAGATACAAAGAAAGACGAGCTTTCTTTGAATCCTCATCCGCAAATAGAGCATGTTGATTTTGTCAGATTGCAGGAATACTTCAATACTACTTTCAACGGTAAATTGTCAATAGTCGTGAACATGACCGAAGCAAGGCGCAAGGCTGTCAAGGCAAGAATAGCCCAGTACGACAAGGAAACTGTATTCACCGTATTGAAGAAGGTGGCTGCCAGTCCATTTCTTTTAGGGTGTAACGACAGAAACTGGAAGTGCGATTTTGACTGGATTTTCAAGGCTGGAAACTTCACTAAGATATTGGAGGGTAATTATGACGAAAAACGAAATAACAATACGGCAGGAGGCAGAAAGGAATCAGTTAGCCGTCTTAAAGGCCTCGCCGAAGCAATACTTACAGATTCTGAAACCTAAGAGTATCGATGATGTTTTTGCATCATCAGTGCCGGCACTTGTAAAAGTTGCCATGGAATTCGGAGAAAATCATGCACGTGCAATTGTTGTGATATTGCTGTCGGAGGTTGTGGATTTCTTCAATGCGTCAAATACAATGAATGATTCACAGGTAGCCATTACAACTGATTTAATTATCGAGGAATATCCGTATTTCAAGATTGATGATTTGAAGTTGGCTTTCCGAAATGCTATGAAGGGTAGATACGGAGAGATATATAATCGTCTGGATGGCTCTGTTATCATGGGATGGCTGAATCAATACAATCGTGAGAGATGCGCTAAGGCTGACGTAATATCGTACAATGAGCATAAGGTAAGAGTTCAGGAGGAATCTGGGTTGTATTATGATGATTACCGCAAACAATTGAAGGTTCTGGCATCACATGGAGACAAGAGTGCACAGGAAGCGCTCCGTAGATCTGATGATATACTTTCCTTCATGAAAGAGAAGAAACTTGAAAGACTGAAAAAACAGCTTGAAGAGTATGACTGCAAACATAAGGGTGTATGAAATAAAGTTCAACAAAAAAGGGCTTAGGAAAAAGGATGAGATATGTAGTCATTTTGAATGGTACAATGTCCATCTTACAGTTAACGGACATTGTATTGTACGTGTTAGCATGGATAACATGAATGCGTTTGAAAAGACTGTTGAACGTGAATTTATTTCAGTGATTAAAAGGCTATAAAATGGCGAAGTTTCTGTTTGCAAAACTTGTCATTCTGAACTATCTTTACTGATGTAATAAACTAAAAGTCAAACCAATAAATATTAAAATTATGGCACAAATCGAAAAAATACCGGTGATGTACATACATACTTCACCGATGAATCCTCGTAAAACTTTTGATGAAGCGAAGATTGAGGAACTCGCTCAGAATATTGAAGAACAGGGCTTGTTACAGCCTATCACAGTCAGGAAAATCAGCGATGAAGAAACACATATTGATGAAGAAACCGGAGAGGTTGTATCTGTAGAACCGAGGTACGAGATTGTATGCGGTGAAAGACGTTTCCGAGCATGGAATATGCTGGCTAAAAAATCTGACAAGTACAATGAAATACCGTGCATAGTAAGGGAAATGACTGACGAACAGGCTTTCGATGCTATGATAACAGAGAATTTGCAGCGCCAGGATGTAGATCCTGTTGAGGAAGCGATAGCATTTTCCCTTCTTCTTGAAAATGGAAATGCTGTTGAGGACATTGCTGTCCGATTCGGTAAGTCAATCAGATTCATTCAGGACAGAGTTAAGCTGAAAGGGCTTATTCCTGAGCTTATAGATATGTTAAGACAGGAACTTATCCCAATATCAGGAGCAATGTTGCTGGCTAAACTCGATATAGATGCGCAGAAAGAATTCTATAATGAGAACGTGAATGGTGAGAGTGCTGCAAGCATATCTGATATAAAGGAATATATTGATGACTTGTTCTGTGTTATTGATAAGGCACAGTTCTTTTCTGAGGATAATTTCAGTGATTCGATTCCATCATGTTCCGGATGCATCAATAATACGGCAAATCATGGGTGCCTTTTCTATGAAATGAAAGGAAAGGAACAGAAGTGCATTAATCGTGAATGTTTCGAGAAGAAGCAGCAGGAATATGTCAAATACCGTGTCATGAAGGAGGCTGACAATCTTGTTAAAAAGGGAGAGCCGCTTACATTCGGAAAATCAGTCATTCTAATTGAATCTCCAAAATCATGGGATAATGAAAATGAGAAGAAGAGAAAGGAAGATGCAGTCAGGATGTACAATGATATGGGCTTTGAGGTAGTGTATGATAACGTATTCGACCATCAATGCTTTTATTCTGAATCTGATGAAAGGATTGCAGAGAAGCTCGAAAATAATGAGTTGTATAGATGCATTGAGGTTCTTAATTATAGAAGGCCTGAATTCAAGGTTTCTTTTTATTATCTCAAGAAATCTTCATCTGTTAAAGGTGCTGTATCAAAGCAGATTGAGGCAGAGAATATCAGACAGAAGATTAAGCGCAATAAGGAACTCATGGTTGAGAAGGCAACTGAAACCATGCGTAAATGGGCAGATGATATGACTGACTATACAATCAAATCCGATGGAATGACATTGAACGAGCAGACAATTTTGGATGTGTTGGTGTTGAAGAATTGTGGGTATCAGTTCCTTAATTCAATAGGACTGAAAACAGGTCAGATGGATATGGTGAAATATGTTACAGATAATGCTAAGGATAGAAACAGATGGTACAGAGAATTTATTCGTACAAAATTATCTGAAGCTTCTGTAATGTATGACAGTCAGTTGAAGGAATTGCAGAATATGCTTTTCAGCGAGCAATATCCTGAAAAGTACAATGAGATGACTTCAAAACTCAAAAGTGCATACTCCAAGAAGGAAGAGAAGATGAATGAGAGACTTAAGGAACTTGAAAGTGAGCAGTAAATTAGAATACGGAGGAGTCATTTAGACTCCTCTTTTGTTTAACCTTAACAACCATTATGGAGAAAATTCATTCGCCCTGAATCATTTGCTTAATTGATATATAGTCCGATAACAATAACTTAGATAATTATGATTACGTTAAACAGACTTGCAAAAAGATGTTTTGATATAGCGTTGAAGCGAAAAAAAATGACAGAAACTACTTCTCCTAAAGCCGTAGCGCTGGCAATATCCTCGGAATGGAGGGAACTTGCTGAAGCTGGTAAGGAGCGAAGCAATCATATACCATCCTGGAGTGAACGTGAGGAAGAAGCCGCAGATGTCATAATAGCTACGCTTACCTATCTTGAGAAGATAGGATGCAATGACATCGAACAACTATTGAAGGATAAGGTTGAGTTTAATTCATACCGCGTTGACTAAGTGATGTTCCGGCTATTGTGTGATGTTGATTATTAGTGTTGTTGATTTAAATAGTTGGTATATGACAACAGAATTTGATTTCAAAACAATCCAGATCAGTTTGCTGGATTTCAACAAGGGCCAGCTTGATGGCCTTCCGAAAAATCCCCGGTTCTTCAGGGATTACCGTTATGATGCAATGAAGAAAAGCATAGAGGACAGTCCTGAGATGCTTAATCTTCGTGAACTAATTGTCTATCCTGTAGGAGAAAGATACATTGTAGTGTGCGGTAATTTAAGACTTAGGGCCTGCAAGGAACTTGGGTACAAGGAACTTCCTTGCAAGGTTCTAAATCATGAGACTCCTGTAAAGAAGCTGCGTGAATATGCGACAAAGGATAACGTGTCATTCGGTGAGAATGATATGGACGTGATGATGAACGACTGGGACAAGTCTGAACTTCAGGACTGGGGTATTGAGTTTGCTCAGGAACCTGAAAAGGACGAATTTAAGGAGCGTTTCGAAGCCATAACGGATGAAACTGCTGTTTATCCACTTATACCCAAGTATGATGAAAAATATGAGCTATTCATCATTATGTCTGCTAGTGAAGTGGATAGCAACTGGTTACGTGAAGCACTTGACATGCAGCACATGCAGAGTTACAAGACCGGCAAAGTGAGCAAAAGCAATGTAGTTGATATTAAGGATGTACGCCATGCAATTGAGAATCGTAATACCAAGTCATAAGCGACATGACAGGGTGTTCGCTAAAAAGCTGGTGAACGACCCGATAATCTGTGTGGCAGAGAGCCAGGCGGACCTATACAGACAGTTCAATCCAGATTGTGAGATAGTCACTCATCCGGACGATGTTGTAGGACTCATCCCCAAACGTAACTGGATGGCTAAGCATTTCGGAAATCTGTTCATGCTTGACGATGATGTCCACGCCTGCAAATCTATATGTGTAGAAAAAGGAGAACCGTCGAGGATTAAGGATAAGAACGAGATAACGCGTATAATATTCAATCTTGCCGAGATTGCTCAGATGCTGGATGTACATCTGTTCGGATTTACTGCACGAATATCTCCGGTCATGTACGATGAAACTGCATTTCTATCGTTGTCAAAGATGATAACCGGATGTTCTTATGGCGTGTTTTACAACAAGAACACATGGTGGAATGAAGAGCTCAGGCTTAAGGAGGATTTCTGGATTTCCTGTTACATGAAGTACAAGGAAAGAAGGATACTTACAGACCTTCGTTACAACTTCGAGCAGAAATCCACATTCGTCAACTCCGGAGGACTGGCAGCCTTCAGGAATCAGGCTGAGGAACAGAGGTCGATAATGCTTATTAAGAAACATTTCGGCGACAGCATCAATCTCAAGGGAACTACCAATAACGGTAAAGACAAGACCAAGCAGCTTGTTCAGTACAATATAACGTGTAAGTTCAAGTACTGAAAAATGGCGTAAAAATGGCGAAGTTTCTGTTTGCAAAACTTGTCATTCTGATTTAATTTTACTGATGTAATAAACTAAAAGTCAATGCTATATGCTTATAAGAACCGTTAGAGGATATGATTTTTTTGAGGTTTCTTCAGCCATGCAGAAGGCGATAAGGAGAGCTGATGCGGCGGTTGCCGGATATTTTGCTCTTGAGTTGTGGACCAGTGGATATAGGGACTATGTATGGAAGAGACTTTTTACCATAAGTGCTGAGGATTGTTACGGTGTGATAACGAAAGAGATTGAAGCCTTGTGGCAAGGTCATGAACTGGTTAACAAGGGAAGCAAGGAGCCAAAGGGTAGAATATTTGTCAGCAAGGCAGTAATACTTCTGTGCGAGTGTCGTAAATGTAGGGACGCTGATCACCTGCAGAACTTCATTTATGACAAACTTCTGATAGATGCTGATGAATGGTTGGAAGATGTAAGGCAAAATCCGATACCAATTCCTTCATATACATTCGATGTACATACCAGAAGAGGAAAGAAGATGGGACGGACAAAAGAGGAATTTTTCAGAGATGAATATGAATCTTTGAATCCCAGGGAAAAGGGACTGTTTGATGGTCTCATGTAAGAATATGCCACGCTTTGTCGTGGCATATTTATTAAAAGTCAAACCAATAAAGAAAGAATTATGGGAAAAGAAATGTACGGCCAAAGTTGTTTTGATAGCCGTGAAGAGAATGTTTCAAAAAAGATTGATCTGGAAAAGAATCCAAATGGTACAGAAATCAAGGTTTACCAGCAGCGTGAACGTGAAAAGCATGGAAGATATGTTTCGGTTCCTGGAGACAAAACGCATACACGTATTTTCGTGCGTGACGGTGAGGATGCGGAAAAGAAGATAGCCGCATACTTGGAGAGAATCAACAACCGGCCTCAAAAATGGAACTGATATGGAAGACGTAAATAAAAAAATATTTATAGAATACGTATCCCACTTGTATAGTACCGATAAAAGCTATGAAGTTATTGGTAAAAGCATTAAAGCTGTAAAGTTATTCCTTGAAAGTGATTATCAGGTGAACCGTAAAGGATACAAGGCTTATATCAGAGAAAATGCAGTTGAATTATCTGATAAGCCATACATTAAAGATGCTCTATGTGGGTTCCTTAATTTTCTTGGTATTGGATATTCACGCACACGAAAGGAGAAATCAGTTAAACCTCTGGAGAAGCTAAGCGATGTTTCTGAAAAGAACATGAAACTGATGAATGAATTTGTGTATTACCTTACGCAGGATGAAGATTACTCTCCACACACTATTGAAATATATTCATTTTCAATTAAGAAATATTTCGAATACGCCAACGAGGTATCAGTTGACAATTACAAGCGTTTTGTACGGATGCTAGAGGATGAGGGATTGTCTCCCAGAACAATACGCCTACGTATTACCGCACTTGAACGTTTCAGCAAATGGATGAAGAAGCCGATAGAGTTGAAGCGCCCAAAGTTCAAGAAGGAGTTGAATACGGAGAATGTTCCGACAGAAGCCGAATACAACCGGCTGCTTGAGTATTTGAAAACTTGTCCTAACAGGGACAGGTACTTCTTCATCAAGATACTGGCTACAACCGGGGCTAGGGTAAGCGAGTTCTTCCAATTCAAGTGGGATGACATCATTTCCGGTGAAGTCACTCTAAAGGGAAAGGGAAACAAGTACCGGAGGTTCTTTTTCAGCAGGCAGTTACAGGCGGAAGTAAAAGCATACGTAAAGGAGAGTCACAAGACTGGATATGTCGCAGTAGGTAAGTGCGGAAGGCTGACACAGAGAAGCTTGTGCCAGTCAATGAAAGACTGGGGCGATAAGTGCGGAATAGATAGAAGCAAGATGCATCCTCATGCTTTCCGGCATTTCTTCGCTAAAATGTATCTGAAAAAGAACAATGACGTGGTACAGTTGGCAGACCTGTTGGGACACGGAAGTATTGATACAACAAGAATTTATTTACAGAAATCGTATGACGAACAAAAAAAAGAATTTAATCGCTCAGTTACGTGGTAGTGTAGCTCAGCTGAAAGATATAACAACTGCTGTAGACGGCATTGATATATATACTGAAACAGGACATGTAGATACAGATTTCCTTATGGATGCACTTATTTGCGTTAATGAATTTATGACAGCGAGTAACCTTGTAGTAAATACAATATCTTCGCTACTTGCTCCTAATGTAGTTGAAGAAAAAGAGAAAAAGGATGATTATGGTAGTAAATGGTGTGTTGAGGATATTCTTAAACATTGTACTCTCGAGGATAATGTGTTGAAGTTACCTCGGGTGCAATTCAACAAAAAATCCTATGCTGAAGCAAAGAAATGGATTGAAGAAGCTGGTGGAAGCTGGCAAGGCGGTAAGGTTCAGGGATTCACGTTTCCATTCAATGCCGATCGTGTATTCTCTATTCTTCATGAAGGTAAGCGGTGCAATTTACAGCAAGAATTCCAGTTTTTTGCTACACCAGCAGAAGTGGCAGACTGGCTTGTTATGTTGGCCGGTGGCGTACATGAAGATGAAAAGGTGCTGGAACCAAGTGCTGGTACTGGTGCTATCATAGATGCGATTCATCGAAGCTGTCCGGACGCAATTGTAGATTGCTATGAACTTATGCCTGAGAATAAGGAGATTCTATCGAAAAAGGATAATATACGTATTCTTGGAGATGACTTCACGAAGTGTGATGTTGCACAGTATGATAAGATTATAGCAAATCCACCATTCAGTAAAAATCAGGACATTCGGCATGTAAGGCGTATGTATGAGTGTTTAAATCCCGGCGGTGTCCTGGCTGCAATAACTGGTCCTCACTGGGAATTTGGAAGTGAATCTGAGTGTAAGGATTTTAGACAATGGCTGGAGGATAATGGAGGGAAGAAATTCGAGATTGAAGAAGGCACTTTCAAGGAAAGCGGAACTGGAACTAAAACTATAGCAATAGTAATTAATAAGTGAGATGGGAAAGTTAAAAGTCTATTATGGATGGGCAAAGCTGGGTAAGATTCGCAAGAAGCGTGCAATATCTGTCATTTTCGAGAATGAATGGCATGGTTGCAGGAGCGAACGCGGACAAAGGATTTTGAGAGCAGCCCAGGAAACAGTAATTGAGCGATACCAGGATGCGGAAGAAGAGAAAGCTGCAAAGGATTGCAACCGAATATTTACAGAGTATAGCCTGTTCCTTGACGAAAAACCAATAAACGGAAGCCTTAACAAGATACTCCAAATGAATAGTGACGCCGATAAGAAACATGTATCTAAAGAAATGCGTGATAAGATTGCTGAAGCCTTACGGAAAGCCTTTATGCAGTCGAATCGCAGATATAGAGAACCCGGTTGGCAACAACTTGAATTGAACTTTGAATGATATGGGAAAGCAGGAAAGTATGGATGACTGGTTCCAGATGGCTAAGGATTTGGCCAAAGCTGAAAGGGAACTGAAGATTGAGCAATGGGTTGAAGTAACTATTTACTACGGATATGCAGAAAAACAAGTAAGCTTATATCACTACAATCTTCCCCGTGAGATGTATTTCCGGTACCAATGGGTAATCAGATGGAGGATGGCGAAATTACAGTGCCAATACCCCAAACAGATTGTATCTACAAGCATGTACTTCTACGACAAGCGTTCAGGAGAGTCGCTTGAAGTGAGTTCTTGCCTGTCTAAGCTAATTTCTGCAAAAGCTCAGATAACGAAAGCAGAACGCAGGATGAATGAATACATAGAGCACAACCGTCAGAACAATCTGTTCTTTGACGAGGAATCCGATGAGGAACTGGTTAAGTTTCGGGAGAAACTAGAGCGCAAGAAACTGGAATGTGCTGAGTGTGAAAAGAGACTTGAACAACTTGTAGAAAAAAGGAGGAAAGAAAATGGCTAACATTGTCAAATTGACCGGATGCAAGGATGTTTCGCATGATATATATGCTTACTTCACTTGCGATGCTGAAAAAGCATTGAAGGCTTTGGAACTTGAGATACCGTGTACTGGAGCAAATAGCACTGGGGCATACAACATCTACTTTAATGATGATGGAGAAATTATCTGTGAGTACATGACGTTCTGCGTTACACGTGAGTTTAAAAAGGTTTCATCCATACAGGATGCTGTTGAATGGATGGATAAGAAAATGAAGAAGGAAAAGTGATGAAATACTACGTAAAAGCAACAATAATCATAATTATCTGTGAAATTGTTACGGCATTGATTGCAGATTTGATTAACGCTGACAGAAGCGAATCCATTATTCGTTTTATGATTGTTTATGTGTGTATTGATACAATTGTAAGACAATTAAAAGAATGAATGAAGAGCCTAAAATAATAGAACTTGACACCATTCTTGAATACAGGGATGGTCAGGTGTACATCAAGAATATGGTTACAAACGAAATGCCAGCTACACTGACATTCAATATTATCGAAGCGTTAAATAAAACGATTGTTGAGTATTATAAAAAAGATAATCAATGAAAACGAAATTTTATTACCTGTTCCTGGCAGTCATGTGGTGGCTGCTGGGATAGGTGGAAAGGAGAAAGCATGGGAAGAGGAGAACTATATATACCACCACAACGTCTTACGCGCAATGCTGTAAACGGGCGTTTCATGAAAGGACATGTTCCTTTCAACAAGGGAAAAAAATGGAGTGACTACATGGATATGCGTAAAGCAAAGAGAGTAAAACGCATTGGAATGAAGAATCTAAAACGAGGATATGTGATTGCTGGGTGGAATGCAAAACCTGTAGTTGCCATTCTTGATGGTAAAATTGCGGGTATATATCCATCGTCAAATGAGGCTGGACGCAAGACTGGAGTATGCAGCCGCAATATTAGGCGTTGTTGCGATGGGAAATGTCATCATGCTGGTGGTTTCCGATGGTTTTGGGAGAATGACAATACATGGTTTGACTTAATTGAGTAAGTATGGGAAGGAAAAGATACAAGATAAACGAGACGTTCAGTTTTCATGAGGATTTCCACCGATTTTTCCCGGATATACGCATGGAGGACATGAGGGACTGCTTGTTAACGCTAATAAATGGATATATTACGATAGACATCACACGCTTTGGCAAGCAGATAGAGAAGACTTATCCTGATGAATGGAACGTCATGTCAATAACAGAGATAGTAACCAAGCATTACGGCAAGGAAGCCGATGATTTTCTAAACGCAATAATATGATATACGGATATTTGAGAGTATCGTCTGATGAGCAGGACGTTAATTCGCAGAGGCAAGGAGTTGAACTGTTTGCATCAGAAAGAGGATGGAACATAGACAGCTACATTACCGATGAAGGGGTAAGCGGAGGAAAAGATCCGGATAAGCGTAACCTTGGTCCACTTTTGAAGAAGGTAAAAAAGGAAGATGTGATAATATGTAGCGAGATAAGTCGTCTCGGTCGTGACCTGTACATGGTGATGGATATTCTTCACTTCTGCATGGAGCAGGGCTGCATCATTTATACTGTAAAAGATAAGTTTGTTTTGGGGGACGATATTCAGAGTAAGGTGCTTGCATTTGCTTTTGGCTTATCAGCCGAAATAGAAAGGCAGATGATAAGGCAGAGAACAAAGGAAGGTCTTAGACTAAGGATGAAACTTGGTATATTGGTAGGCCGACCTATAGGGCGTTTGTCAGACTCTGTGAAACTTGATCCTGTTAAAGAACGTGTAATCGAGCAATATAACTGGGGTGTTCCTTTGCGGAGATTGGCAAAGAACTTTAATGTTGACCGAAATACTTTGTCACGTACATTAGGTCGTTGGGGAGTAATAGAAACTAAGGAATGGTTCAAGAATGAGAGAGAAATTCGTCGTGAGCAGTCACGACGTTACAAGGATGAGCCTTACAAAGTTGTTGAGCTTAACCGTGATAAATGTCGTGAACTGATAATGAAAGACTATACTATTCCTGAAATAGCAGAACATTTCCCTGGATATTCGTATGAACAGGTATATGATACGATTCTTTGTGATGAGGAATTTAATCCTTTGTATAGAGAACACGGACAAATTAAAATCAAGAAAAGAAGATAAATATGACAAAAGAAGACATTAAAAAGGCGGCAGAAGAATATGCCAAAGAAGCTTGTCGGCCACTATGGAGAGTTGGTAACGAACAAGTCTGCATGGCCGATTTCATGGAAGGCGCAGAATGGCGAATCAACAGAGTTTGGCATGACAGCACAGAAAAACCTATGCCAGGAAAACTACTGCTGGTTAACACATTGTATGGAGGTTATGATTTATGCTACTACGGAGAATATGTATGGAATACGGTCATGACTTGGGCTTATGTTAAAGATTTAATACCTAATACGGAGGAATGAATCATGAGCAGAGAGATAATATTCAGAGGAAAATCAGAAGTCACAAATGAGTGGGTTTACGGCTCACTTGTAAAGGTTGGGAACGAAAGTCATATAGTCGGATTTGATGAAGTAGACTTAGACGGACATCATCTAAGCTATTGCAGTGATAGACCGATATTCACGAAACAGGGAACAATAGGCCAGTTCACAGGATTGCATGACAAAAACGGAAAAGAGATTTATGAGGGTGACATTTTAATGTGTATTGGTGAAAGAAATGACAACAAAGGACGTAAGTATTATCGAAAGGTATTGTTTAATAATGGCGCTTTTGACATGACAGTCCCTGAATACAAATGTATAAGTGCTCTGTGTAATCATGTTGTGAACGGAAAACTTAACTGGGAAGTCATTGGTAATATATACGACAATCCGGAATTGATTGAGCAAAGTTTATGAAGGAAAAGATGATGGATAAAAACTCAAAAAGCAAGTAAAATGGCGAAGTTTACGTTTGTAAAAATCGCTGAAAATCACTAATTTTACTGATGTAAAGAAATAAAAGTCAAACCAAACTTTTTTATATTATGGACAGAGATGAACGTAACCGCGTTCGCGCAGAGAGATACCGTGACCTCTCAGAAAAATCAGCGGAAAAGGCAAGAAATGCCTATGAGAGAAGTGCAAAAATGAGTGAAGCAATCCCTTTTGGACAACCGGTACACGGTGCAGCAGACAGGCGATACCGTGAGAAAATATGGAACACCATGGGACAGTCTGTAAAACACACGGAAAAGTCTGAATATTGGGCTGAAAAAGCCTCAGCTGTGGAGAACAACACTTCCATTTACCTTGATGATGATAATGCAGTTGAGAAGCTGGAAAACAAGCTGAAGGAACTTGAAAGAGTTCAGGAACTGATGAAGTCTGCAAACAAGATTATCCGTTCAAAGAAAATCACTGAATTGGAAAAGCATGAACAACTTGTCGGACTTGGATTGACCGAAAGCCAGGTAAGAAAACTTTTTGAGCCTAACTGTTTCGGTGAGATTGGATTTGCTTCATGCTCAATTACGAATAACGGAGCCAATATTCGAAGAGTTAAACAACAGCTTGAGAAGGCAAAGACTCTTAAAAGCATGGAAAACAAGGAATATTACATCGGTGATGTGAAAGTTGTTGAGAACTATCCGGAAAACAGATTACAGCTATTCTTTGATTGTAAACCTGATCAATCGTTAAGGGATGAGTTGAAAAAACACGGTTTTAGATGGTCAAGATTTAATGGATGCTGGCAGTCGTATCTTAATAATTCAGCTAAATCATTTGTGAAAAATTATGGTGAAAGATTTTAAACTTGGAGAATCCTTCCAGTTAGGAAGGACAAAACTGGAGGTACGTAAAGAATCAGGGTGTGAAAACTGCTTTTTCTATGAATTCATGGAGAATTGCAGGGAGGTAAAACGCTTTGTCGGTAATTGTGAAGCCAAGAAGAGAGAAGATAAAACTGAAGTCAGTTTTGTTGAAATTGATTAATGATGATGTTTCATGTTTCAAAAACAAAAATAATGGATAAGAAAGAAGAGATGCTAAGAGATGCAGTACACGCTCATTATCAGTGTAACGGGGATTATGCTTGTGGAGAACGTGCTTATTGTCGATTTTGCGATGGCGATAACATAGCACATGACTGTGATGAAGATTGCTGTGCAGATGAGTTTAGCGAGGGATTTTTAGCTGGTTGGGATGCCTGCTTAAAACATTTAGGTGAGATTCCATGGGATGAAGCCATGAATGAGATTGCAAACCATATTTCCGAATTGAAGGAAAGAATAAAGGAGGACTGAATTATGGACATAAAAGAGATTAAAAGAAGGTTTGATTTGCTATGTAAGGCTAACAATGAAGGATATACTCTATTGTCTGAACTTGCTAAGGAATTGAAGGTTAGCAAAACTGATTTGATGCAGCTTATAGAGGATAATAGTAAGTTATTTAAAACAGGCAGCCTTGTGAGAAATGAAGGAAGGGTAAATAGGAAGAACCTTGGACTGGTTGTGACCGATGTTTATTTATCTCCAGAAGAAAATGACACAACTAAAGAATGGCTTGACAGGCAGATTAAAGAAAAGCAGAAATATATCCATATATCAGAAGCTGATGATTATGGTATGATTGTAGGGTATTACATTGAAAAAGATAGGGATAACCTTTCCAAACATAATGAACACATTTGGAGGAATACACAAGAAAAGATAAACCGGCTTACAGAACTTGGCATAATAGAAAAACGGAGTTTCTTCTTGTGTGGATTCAGTCATGACTATGAATTTGCTCTAACTGGTGAATGGATGAAGGCACTCGAAGAAAATGGGTGGGAACACAATGAGTTAAGAAGTAAATAATAAACCATGAAAGCAATATCCATTAAACAGCCGTGGGCGAGTTTAATCGCTCACGGTATAAAAGATATCGAAAACAGGACATGGAAGTGTCCTCAGAAATACTTAGGCCAGAGGGTACTGATTCATGCAAGCAAAGGTAAAGGAGATGGTTGGGTATTAAATGAAGAGCAAGGATTGAAACTTCAAATGCACCCCTCCAATCTTAGAAGTACATTCTATGATGATTTACCTTTTGGTGCCATCATCGGCAGCGTGGTAATAGCCGACTGCGTACAAAACCATCCTTCAGTCTGGGCAGAGAAAGGTTGCTGGAACTGGGTACTGAAGGATGCGGTATTATTTGATAAGCCGATTATGAATGTGAAAGGGAAACTAAGTTTTTGGGATTTTAATATGGAGGAAACAAAATGAGCTTACTTATTAAAGAAACTCAGTTACAAAGAATAATCAGAAAAACCGGCCGCAAACCGGTACAGTGTAAATGCAAGTTATGTAAGCAGCAATGTCATACGCCTTGTTTGGGTACTCCGCAAGATGTTTTAAGGCTTATCGAAGCCGGATATAAAGACAGGCTTGCAGCAACGGAATGGTATGTAGGAATCCTTATGGGTGTAGTTGATATGCCCGTACCGATGATACAGGCTAAACAAGAAGGAGACTGGTGTACATTCTACAAAGACGGTTTATGTGAATTGCATGATTCCGGATTGAAACCGACAGAAGGTAAATTGTCTCACCATAGTATTCGAATTGATAATTTCAAAGCGAGTAAAAGCATTGCGTGGAATGTGGCCAAGGAATGGTTAAACGAAGAAAATGCTGAATGCATAGAGAAAATATGCGAAGCACTGCAGTAAATGTATGATTTTGAATTATTAACCTGCAAAAATTAATTTATGAAAGCAAGGAAAAAACAAGTTGTTGGCCTGCTCATCAATCTGTTAGAGTGGGCAATTGTATCAATGGTATTATCATCATTGATAATTTTAGGAGATTTTAATGTACCGTCAAGTTGGGTCTATCTGTCCTCTGTGGTAGTTTCATTTCTCATCCTATATGTGTTCTACTGGGAGCGTGGAACATATTATTTTGTCTCATTCGTCGCTGGCGGAGTGCCAGGAAGGGTGTTCCTGAAGTTTGACGAGCGCGTATCTCTTGAGGTGATTGAAAACACCATATCCGGCCTGAATTCCGGTGAACGGGTACTTGTTACCGGATACAAGACAGTAAGCAGATATGAGTATGAACTTAATATCAAGTACTGATGGAACATTATCAGGCCAAAGGAGTAATGTTTATGATTGTGGTTGTCATGTTCTACTATTCCATCGGAATGGTTGAGCAGGATACCGCACTTCTGATAATAATAGTGATGTTACTGGGTAACATACTGAATGTTTTATGTAAAATTCTAAACAAGCTGTGATGATGAAAATTGTCGTAACCGGCAGTGAAGGCTTTATAGGTAAAGCCCTCTGCAAGAATCTGAGAAGTCGTGGTGTTGAAGTGGTCGGTATCGACCGTGTGTGTGGAACTGAAGCTGCCGGCGTTCCGTGCCTTCTGGCCGGGGGTGGAATCGATGCTGTTATACATCTTGCCGCACAGACAAGCGTTTTCAATTCGGATCATGAAAAAATACTTCGTGACAACATTGATTCATTCGTTGCGATAGCTGACGGATGTACGCGCTTCGGTGTGAAACTGGTGTATGCAAGTTCTTCCACCGCAAATCCATGCAACACGACAAGTATGTACGGTGTAAGCAAACATTTTGATGAAGTCTATGCTTCAATTTATTGTAGGAATGCGACTGGTGTACGCCTTCATAACGTGTACGGACCTGACCAGCGGAAAGGGACTCTTCTCTATGCTCTCATGAATTCGGAAAAGGTCAGTCTGTATAATGGAGGAATGAACACCAGGTGCTTCACCTACATAGATGATGTGGTGGACGGGTTGATATATGCGATAGGTTCTGACAAGAAGCTGGTAAACATTGTCAATCCTGAATCTTGTACAATACTTCAATTTGCGGAAGAAGTAAGGAAATACAATGGCATTGATATTCAGTGTGTTTCCGAAAAGAGAGAATTCGACAATCCTGTACAATCTGTCGATGAAGGTATTTTTTCAGTACCTTTGAATTACACCTCAGTCAGTAAAGGGATAGCAAAGGTTTTTGGCTGTGAGGAAAGGTAGAAAGATAAGGATTGATGACTGGGACAAACCCGCCCGCGGCTGGAGGAAATACGAAAGGTTATGCAACATGCAGCCTAAAGTAAGAATCCACCGTAAGGGCGGGTTTTATTACATATCCCTGTTTGCAAGGACAAAGGATGGAATCCAATTTGAGGAAATCAAGAGTTCGGGTGAGTGTGCAGAAGTCATTTCGGAAGCCGCTACGGAACTGATACTTTCATTGATACGGCCGGACGATGAATGGTGCATAATTACCACACCGAAGCGCAGGCACATCACAGAGTACCATTTCGCCACTGACATTTGTCAAAAAATTGCCCAGGGGGTGAAAATAAAATTCTATGAATCTGCAATGCAGTGCCTCAACAGGACACGTATCAATCCTGAGTTTTATCTTCTCCGGCCAATTAAGGAACAGAGAGTAATACTATTTGATGACATCTGCACGACAGGAAGTACATTAACAGCAGCCTACGATTTGCTGAAAGACCGGAAACAGGTAATCTGCATCGTCGGCATTAATAACCATTAGCCTATGAACAACAGGAAATTGACGGAAAAGCAGGAAAAATTCTGCAATTATTACCTTGACTGCGACGGTAATGCAAGTGAAGCATACAGGATGGCCTATGACGCATCAAAGATGCAGCCTGAGACGATATGGAGCAATGCAAGCCGGATGCTTGCAAGTAACAAGGTTTCAGCAAGGATAGACGAATTGAGGGCACAACGTGCAGAAGCATCGAAAATTAGCCGTGATAAGGTGGAAAAGGTTCTCATGGATATTGTCATGATGGACCCGAATGATTTGTACATTGTGGACCCGGTTACAGGGAAGATAAAGTTGAAATCTCCCAGCCAGATGCCGAAGCGTGTGAGAAATGCCATGAAGAAGATAAGCAATGACAAGGGTAAGGTAAGCTATGAGTTCAACGGTAAGGTGGAAGCGGCGAAGCTTCTGGCCAGCATGAACGGATGGAACGCGCCACAACAGATTTCCATCGGAGGTAATCAAGGTGGAAATATCAATGAAATTCGTATAGGTTTTGACCAAGAAGAGGAGTAAATTCTAAAAAATAGAACGATTTTATTAGAAAAAATACGGGGGTTATACAAAAAATACTCTCATAATTCTAAAAAATAGAACATTTATGCTCATAAATCACAAGAAACTCAATCCGAATGCATTTTACCTGCTGAAATATCTGAATGATGCCACTATTCGATTCATCATCCTGTATGGAGGTTCTTCATCGGGTAAGTCTTTCAGTGTAGCACAGGCTGTGCTTATACAGACATTGCAGGACGGGGAGAATACGCTTGTGATGAGAAAGGTCGGGGCTTCCATCAGCAAGACCATCTATGAAGATTACAAGGTAGCTGCATCATTGTTAGGAATCACACAATACTTCAAGTTCAACCAGAATGTAATCAAGTGTCTGTATAACGGAGCCAAGATAGATTTCTCCGGATTGGATGATCCTGAAAAGATTAAGGGTATCAGTAACTACAAAAGGGTACAGCTTGAGGAGTTGTCAGAGTTTGAGTATGCCGATTTGAAGCAGATTCGTAAGCGTCTGCGTGGTAAGAAGGGGCAGCAGATTATTGCGGACTTCAACCCTATATCAGAGACTAACTGGATAAAGAAGGATTGGCTGGATAATGAGAAACTGCATGATGTTCCTATGGTTGTAGAGATTGGCGGAAGGATAATACCGGCAGAGCTGACAAAGGTGAAGTCTTTAAAGATGAACGAGGGGCGCTCAATAGTGAATCCTGTAACTAAGGAAATTGAGGAGTATCCTCCAAATATGGTAGTTATACAGACAACATACCTGAATAACTTCTGGGTTGTCGGTTCACCGGATGGAACGTATGGATACTACGATGAGCAGTGTGTGATGGACTTCGAGCATGACCGTATTCATGACCCGGACTACTACAACGTGTATGCGTTGGGAGAGTGGGGTGTAATTAAGACCGGAAACGAGTTCCTCGGTTCGTTCAATGTAGGAAAGAACAGCGGTGAATACAGTTACATACCTGGATTGCCGATTCATCTTTCTGTCGATAGTAACGTATTACCGTACATATCCGTCACCTACTGGCAGGTAGACCTTAGCAAAGGTAAGGATATGTACCAGATTACCGAGACCACGGCAGACAGTCCGAACAACAGTGCGAGACGTGCAGCAAAACTTGTATCCAAGCGACTGCAGGAGTTAGGATATGATGATAAAATTTACCTTCATGGTGACGCATCAGCAAAAGCGGCCAACACTATCGACGATGAGAAGCGTTCATTCATGGACCTGTTTATTGACACGTTGAAGAAAGACAACTGGATTGTTGAGGATAAGGTGGGTAACAGGAACCCGTCCGTATCCATGACCGGTGAGTTTGTCAATGCTGTTTTTGAGAAATCATTGCCCGGCCTCAGCATAAGCATAGACGATAGTTGCAGGGTATCAATCGAGGACTACCAGAGCGTACAGAAGGATGCTAATGGCGCAATCCTCAAGACAAAGATAAAGGACAGCGTAACGAAACAATCCTATGAGGAACACGGGCACCTTACCGATACTTTGAGATATGTTGTACATGACATCATGTACGAGGAGTATTCCCAGTTCTCGAGCCGTCGTAAACGCAACATGTATTCTGACAGAAGCGTGTTCGGATTCTTCAATCCTTCAGTCGAGTATCAGTATTCACAGAAGATAGTGTACATCATGCCGAATGTTGGAGGAAAGTTCTATATGTGTCAGGTTGCAAGGTGTGGAGAAAAATGGCATGTTCTTGACCTCGTAATGCGTGAAACTGTATCACTCGAAGAGATGAAGTCTGTTATATGTTCACATGATGCAGGAACGTACATCGTGGAATCGTCACCTGCATATTACCAAATGGCAAGGGAACTGAGAAATACGCTTCCGGAAGTAAGGATTAAGAAGGAATATCAGGATATGGATAAGAGAATAGCTGCTACATCCGATTTCATCAAGTCATACTTCCTGCTTTCTGAGACCGGTATGGAAAATGATGAGTATATGGCATTCATAACTGAAGTTCTTGACTACAATGATGAAAATATAAGTGGAGCAAGTGCCCTTTTGAGCGGTATTGCATACACTTGCATAAAATTAGGGTAAACTTGTTATTAAATGCAACTAATTGATATATAGTTGTTTATTCGTATTTTCAGTGTTCGTCTGAATTGTAAGATTTTTCCAAAATCGACATCGTATATACCCATAATTTATCTTTGTCATATAAGGATAAACTATGGGATATACAATTATAAAACAGGATACACTTCCAGCTTGTGCCGGTCTGAAAATGGCCAGTGAGCCACAGACGGTTTCAACGCCAAATGGTGGTAATATTGACCGATGTGATGTGCATGAGTTATTCGTATCCCCACTGGTTTGCGGTCATAATTACATGGAACTGTTCCGTTCTGTTCCAGAAGTATTCTTTCCGATTGATTACATTGCTTCACGTATATCAGGTTCCGGATTCCAATTGAAGAAGGTAAAGGACGACAGCGTGGTCTGGGAGAACAAGAGAATGAACCAGATTCTCACAAAGCCAAATTGTCTTATGTCTTGGAACGAGATGATATATTCACACTTCGTATATAAGCTGTGCACTGGTAATGCCTTTTTTCGTGCAGCGATGGGAGAAACATTCAAGGACCAGCCAAAGTGGAAATGGTGCGATAACTTTTGGGAACTTCCTGCTGATTTTGTTAATGTAGAGCCGAATCTTGGAGTTAACATACCTATGTTCGGTATAGCCAATGAAGAGGAAATTATACGTTGCTATCGCCTGAACTATGGTTATGTAAGTACAATGGATATTCCATCGTTCCAGATATGGCATGACCGTGACGGCTCACCTGAATATATGTCAATAAACGGGTTCTTGAAATCAAAGAGCAGGTTGGCCGCTCATCTGAAACCTATATCCAACCTTATTGCTGTATATGAAGCGAGAAACGTGATATATGTAAAACGTGGTGGTTTGGGGTTCCTGGTATCCAATAAGAAGGATGAAGCTGGTACTGTCGCAATGACCGAAGATGAAAAGAAGGAAATACTTGACAGCCATTTTGGAAAATTCGGACTTGACAATCGCAAACTTCCATATGGTTTAAGTGATGTTCCTCTGTCATTTGTAAGAACAAACCTTACTATCAGTGAGTTGCAGCCATTTGAAGAAACCTTGACTGATGCTATACAGATAGCCGGAGCATACGGGATTCCTTCGGTTCTGGTTCCACGTAAGGACCAGGCAACCTTCAGCAATCAGGCAACAGCGGAAAAGGCTGTATATACATCTACCATCATACCGATGGCCAAGAAATTCTGCAAGCAGCTGACTGCATTTCTTGGACTTGAAGAAGGTGGTTATTACTTGGATTGTGATTTCTCTGATGTGGATTGTCTGCAGCAGGGGTTGAAAGAGGCAGAGGAAGTGAAAACACTTATAAATACCAGATGTAAGGAACAATTCATGAGCGGCCTCATCAGTATCAATGACTGGCGAGCACAGATAAAGGAAAGCAGATTTGAAGAACCTATGTTTGACAAGACTTTGTATGAGATGTCAGACGAGGAGAGAGAGATAGTAAAGAATGTAATTAGTCTTAACACAAAAAGTGAAGTTGAAAATGGAAGAGAAAACCAAGAGCCTACAGTACAGAACGAAGGCGAATGATGTGGATGAAAAGGGTATCGTAACGGTAGCAGTCAACGGTATCGGTGTGAAAGACTCACAGAACGACATTTCCATGCCCGGTTCCTTTAACAAGACGTTGAAGGAAAATATCGGCAGGATGAGATGGTTTCTGAATCACCGTACAGACCAGTTGCTTGGCGTTCCACTCAGTGGAGAAGAAAAAGAAGGAAACCTGATCATGGTTGGCCAGCTTAATCTTGAGAAGCAGATTGGACGTGATACATTGGCGGATTACAAGCTGTATGCTGAGAATGGAAGAACGCTGGAACACTCTATCGGGGTGAAAGCAATCAAGCGTGACGAGACTGACCCGTGCAAGGTACTTGAATGGAAAATGTTCGAGTATTCTACTCTTACAAGCTGGGGAAGCAACCCGCAGACATTCCTTGTCAATCTAAAGTCTGGTACAAGTGAGCAGGTGAAAGATGCCATCGAATTTGTCCGGAAAGCGTTCAGGAATACCGATTATTCGGAAGAACGATTAAAACAATATGATATGGAATTGAATCTACTTCTTAAAGCAATTAATGGAGGTAACGTGGTAACTTGTCCCCATTGTGGCCATCAGTTCGACTATGATTCACAGAATGAGGTGACATTCTCACAGCAGGTTCTTGATTATGCTAATATGTATTCAAGATGGCTTACTGACCGTATTGTCAGTCAGGAGATAGACAAGCTGGAACCGGAAGTGCGTGCTGATGTCATTGCACTTATTGATTCCGTGAAGTCTGAAGGACAGGAACTGACAGAAAAATCAGTACAGAATTTTATGGCATACGTCCGTTGTCCGGCATGTTATGGAAGAGTATATAGAAGTAACGCCTTGTTGCAGGATAATAGCACAAACATCTTCTCCGGAAAGTCTGAGCCGTTGAATGACACTCAGGATAAAACTGACGGTAAGCAAGAAGATGATGATGTTAAGAAAAAAGCCGCTGATAGCACTTCTTTCTTCGGTCCTTTGAATGAGGTATTTAGTAATAATGATTAAAATTTTAATTGAAGATGAAGAAATTTACAGTTGCAGATTTCGGTCTTAAGACTGACGGCCTTCCTCAGGAACAGGCTACATTTATGAACAACATCGCACAGATGATGTGTAATGTCATCAACAAGGCGATGGAGGGTGTTATCTCTCCTGAAGATATGGAAAGCAAATTGAAGGGGCTTAACGAAAAGCTGAACGGCTATGATGATGAGAAGTTCAAGCAGCTTGCTAAGGATAACGAGGAACTCATTAAAACGGTTAAAGGTCTTGGTGAGACTATCGAGAAGCTGAAATCTAAAGGTATCGGCATGGAAGTTATCAACAAGTTTGATGAAAAACTGAACGAAATGCTTGATTCAGAGAAATTCAAGGAATTCGCGTCTGGTAATTGCCGTAAGTCGGGTGTGTTTGAAGGTTTCTGTTTGAAGGACATTGTATCAATGACAGATAACTATACAGGAGACCACCTTATTACTCAGCAGCAGAATCGTGTCGTTTCGCAGGTAGCCAACAAGCGTATCCATATGCGTGATGTTATCACTACATTACAGGGAGATCCGAAGTACCCGAATCTTGCGTTCACGCAGGTGTACGATTTTGACAGGAATGCGCGTTATGTTACCGAGAACGGAAAGCTTCCTGAATCAAGCATTAAAGTAAAGGAACAACAGACAGGTACGAAGCGTCTGGGTACCCATATCCGTCTGTCAAAGAGAATGCTCAAGAGCCGTGTGTTTATCCGGTCATTCATTCTAAAGATGCTGCCTGAGGCTGTATACAATGCTGAAGACTGGAACATTCTGTTTGGTGACGGAAATGGAGAAAACCTGCTTGGTATTGTAAACCATTCAGGGGTGCATCCTATTGAGGAAATCATCAGTGATTCCATTGTCAGCGGTACTGCAGGTTCCGTCAAGTCTGTATCCGGATGTAACTCAAACAAGGATACGATTGTGGAGTTCACAAATCCGCAGGACTTAATTCTCGACGGAATGACAATCACATTTACAGGAGCCACAGGAATCACTGCTCTTAACAGCGCAAACCAGTTGGTCAAGATGAATGACCGGCAGATTCTATTGAAGGGTGTTGCGTATTCGGAAGAGAGTTCCACTGCATCAATGACATTCAAGGTAAGCAATAGTGCGTTCAAATCCGTAGATGAGCCAAACTCTTTGGATGTTGTCAAGACTGGTTTCGCTGTAATGACGTACGCTCAGTACACTCCAAATGCAATTGCTTTGAATCCTATTACTGTGAACGCTATTGAGTCTGAAAAGGACACAACTGGTCGTAATCTTGGTATCATAACTACCGTAAACGGTGTAAAATATATTGCAGGTCGTCCTATCATCGAAACCAACAATATTCTGCCAGGGAAATATCTTATCGGTGATTTCAATATGGCTGCTTCCCTTGTTGATTACACCTCTTTGACTCTTGAATGGGCTGAGGACGTTGAGAGTAAGCTGCAGAACGAAGTTGTACTCATTGCTCAGGAAGAAGTTATTTTCCCAGTATATATGCCGTGGGCATTCGCTTATGGAAGCCTGTCAGCATTGAAAGAAGCAATCACTAAAGCATGATGCTTATGTATTTGATTAATGGAGATAAGAAGGCTCTTGAATCTGTCATAAAAGAACAGCGTATCCGAATTGGCCGTGGGTTGATAACCATCACCCCGGTCTCGGAAGCTGGACTTGTGTCTGAGGAAGATGTCGAAAAGGCATTAGAGAGCAAACAGAAGGTTATAGATGAGCTTTCTGTTGAGAATGAGAGTCAAAAGAAAGAAATTGATGAACTGAAAGCCAAACTGGCAGAACTTGATTCACATGTGGATGATCACAAAGATGTTGAAGACGCAGACTCTAAAGAAGTCGAGCAAACCGACACTAAAGAGGTTTCTGCCGAAGATGAAAAGGCAGCCGTTGTTCAGGACGAGAAAAAGGTTTCTGCTTCGAAAGCGAAAAAATAAGGAATTGCCATGTTGATTGATGTGTCATATTTTGTTTCAGGCCCACGTCATATTCAAAACGCCTCAACATCAAAGACTGCTGGTGCCGATTCTTTGGCTGTTAGAGGTCATATAGAGGCATACATTAAGGAGTTGCAGCCTGTTTTTCTTGAATCCATGCTCGGTGAGAATGAAGCAGGTTATGCAATGGATTACCTTGATATGTCTGATGATGAAGGAAACGAAGATACTGAGCCGTCTAAGTATGAAACCGTATGCAACAGACTGAAAGAGCCATTTGCTGATTTCGTCCTGTTCCATATATTGCGTGACGCTTCATCTGAAGCTACAATAACTGGGAATGTAAGGCTGAAATGTGCCAATGAGTACATTTCACCTGTCAATGCCCAGGTAATTGCATGGAACAGGATGGTTTCCGCCAATGTGAAGTTCATCAAGTGGGCGCGTGAAGGTAATTGCCCGATTGACCTTGTCACGCAGACCAACATGTTGATCAAGATTAACCAGTTCAATCTATGAAAGGTATAGTTGAAATTATTGGAGATGTAGTAAAGGAAATGAGTGGGAACCTTACCATCGTAATGCCTGCTGATATCGAGAATGACAGGTTCGAGGAAGTTGTTAATCCGGAACTGAACTACATATTTGGTTCGGCCCAGTATGTGAAGGATAAACTTGATGAATACAGCAAGGTTCCTTCAACATCAGAACGTAAGTTCCCGCTTGTAGTGCTGTTCTGTCCTGTTACAGAGAAGAGAGACAGTCCGTACTATTATTCTAAGGTTTCACTTAATATCCTTATAGCGTGTTCATCAACGAAGAGCTGGAGCAATGAACGTCGTCTGTATGCTTCATTCATCAACATTCTAAGGCCAATATATGATAGTCTGATTGAGGTAATTAGAAATGATGGAAGGTTCGATATGGATTATGACAACATCATTCCGCATGATTATTCCGAAAACTACTCGTATGGCAGATACGGAGCCTATACGGAATCCGGAGAGGCAGTGAGCGAGCCCATTGACGCCATAAATATCCGCTCGATGGAATTAATAGTTAAAAATCAAAGTTGTTGTAGATAATGAGAAATCTTAGAACTTGCGAAATTGCAGAAATGAATACCGGCGGTTCGGCCTGCAAGGTTGACTGGGGTAAGGTTAAGGGAGCAATACTTGTAGAGCATGGAGTCAAACTTCCTGCGAAAATTACGGCAGATGAACTTGAGAAGATGTGCCATGCTGACAGACCGGACAGAATTTATCCAATCCATACGTTTGTCGAATATGCTAAGTCCGGTGGTGAAGCTCAGGTTAGTGCTGTTGGATACGGAGCGAACCAGTACAATGGCCTCAACGCTCAAACGGATACTTTCACGCTTCCTCGTTTCGACGAAATTCTGAATGCAAACCTATTGCGTTGTGCTAACATGGAATTTGATGTGTACTTCTGGGATTCCAACAGGATGCTTATCGGGTACAATGATGGAACGGATATTCTTGCCGGAATTCCGATGTCAACAGTATATCCAGGTTCCACACCTTTCAGCACAAGCAGTGCGAAGTCAAGTATGACGGTAAACTTCAGCCACATGGACGCTGAAGACAGCCAGCGTCATTTCGATTACACGAAACTTGATTTCAATCCTGCAAATGTGATTAAAGGATTGACGGAAGTCATGCTTGTTGAGGATACAGGCAACAAATTCAAAATTGTTGAATGTATTGGCGGGTATGACCGGACTGCAGAGTTTGCCAGTGCCTTGTCTACTGGTGCTTCTGAATTGTTTGAAGGGGTTACTTCTGCTTCGTATGAAGACGGTTATCTGACAATCACTCCTGGTGAGGGTGAAATTTCTGTTAAATCGCCATCCGCATTGTATGAGAAAGATGTCAAATGGGTTGAATTTGTAAAAGTAGTTAAAGCAGAAGCATGATTGTAGATGGAGTCAATTTCGTGGAAAAGCAGGTTAGGATGATGTCGAAAAAGAAATTCATTGATACTCACATGACCTGTATCTGGCAGAAAGTTGCTGAGGAGAATCGAAGAAAGAAACTTTCTGACGTGTATGACCGGATTGCTGGTAAGTCTGTAAAGGATGCTGACGGTGAGTCTGCTGATAAGTGATGGTTTTGGTTGATTAAGCCGGGCGGAAGTCCGGCTTTAATTTTAATTGTATGTATGGCTGATTTCGAGAAATTGGAGAATGTGATAAACAGAATTGCATCAGGATTTGAAAAGTCATGTATGGATTGCCTTCAGGAAAACAATATAGAAATTGCAGACCTTGTAAGGGAACAGCTATATTCTGGTCTTGACGGTAATACAGACAGTCTGAGGCCGGGTTATTCTGATGATCCGTATTTTCATGAGACTACCTCCATATGGCATAACAATCCTGACGGATATATAGCATGGAAAAAGAAGATAACACCTCCGATAAAAAGCCCGAGACTGAATCTTCCTCCAAGGCCTGTTGATGTTCCTAACTTGTATATCACCGGTCCGTTCCATGAAAGTATCCGCGCATCTGTTGCAGGTGATACTTTTTCGATTGATACTGTGGGATTCGTTGATGGTCCTGACATAGTAAGGAAATACGGGAATGACATTCTCATGTTGGGAAAGGACGCAAGAGAGTATGTTGTACTTCAACTTCTCGAGCCTTTTTTGAAACGTTTTTTCAAACAATGTGGGTATAAATGATGGGATGTGGTTGCGAGAATAAGAAAATCATGTCTGACTATGAGCGTGTGGCCATGCTTGCAAAAAAAGCTGCCATGCTGGATGGATGCGTGTACGTTGTGTACAGGAAGAGTGACGGTACCTATTCGTTCGACAAGGAAGGTACTAAGGTGGATGGCGTTATTGTTGAATATAAACATTATTTGTGATGGGAAATTTAAAATTGAAGGACTTCGTCGATGAGGAATCATTGAAGAAGCTGCAGGAACTTGGCAGCACAATATCAGATGTAAGGCAGAATTACAAGGATGCTGCCTCAGAACTTATCAAAGGGCTTACTATTGATGTCAAGGTCAAGGGAGACATTGACAAGTTGCAGGCTATATATAATACTCAGGCTAATAATGTATCTTCCGCATCGGATAAGCTTACTGAGGCATTCAGAAAACAATCTGAGGTTGCCGAACAACTTATGAAGAAGATAAAGGAAAAAGCAGATGCGGAAAATCTGAGTACAAAAGAGGTTAAGGAATTGTCTAAGGCATCAGCAGAAGCATCAAAGGCAATGCAGCAGGCTGCAAAGGCTGAGGAGGCAATGAATAAGTCCCAGAAAGCTGCGAACACTACAAGAAAGTCTGCTACCATGACCGAGGAGGAGCGCATCCGTTTTATCAAGGAAGCATTGGAATTGGCAGACAAGGAGATTCATAGTAAAGAAGAAGCAATGGAAGTGAATAAGCGTCTTCGTAAGGCTTCCAATATGTTGAAAGATACTGATGAGGATTACAGGAATACGCTCGGTAAGCTGAATTCTACCATAGGCGTAAACACAGATTACATTAAGCGTAACAGTGACCGGTACACGCAGCAGAAGATGACCATCGGTAATTACAAGGAAGAAGTAAAAGCTGCATGGATGGAATTGAACCATCTTAATGATTCTATGGGTAGCTTTGGAATCATAGCAGGAAGTTTTGGTGATTCCCTTCAATCTCTTGGTAATGCAGGAAGTATGCTTGAAGGATTGTCCGGAATAGGAAAGATATTCCAGAACAAGTGGCTGTTGGGTCTTGGAGCTGTTGGTGCGGCCGGTGCCGGAATAGGATGGTGGGTGAACTACAATAAGGGACTAACAGAGGCTACAAGACTTACCCAGCAGTTCACTGAGAAGTCAGGAGAGGACCTGAAGGCTTATCGCACGGAAGTGCAGGCGATTGCAGACTTCTATGGTAAAGACTTCAAGGAGGTATTGATTGGTGCAAATGCTGTATCGAAGCAGTTTGGTATATCCGCTGAAGAATCACTGAAACTGATTCAGGACGGATTCATTGCCGGTGCCGATGCAAACGGTGAGTTCCTGGACACTCTTAGGGAGTATCCTGCATACTTTAAAGAAGCTGGGATAAGCGCTGAAACATTCATCGCAATTACTGCCCAGGCTGCTAAGTCTGGTATCTATTCTGATAAGGGTGTGGACGTTATCAAGGAAGGTAATCTCCGTATCCGTGAGATGACTACCGCTACAGCCTCAGCACTCGAAGGTATCGGAATATCCGCAGATAAGGTTCAGGAACAGCTTAGAACAGGTCAGAAAACCACATTCGACATTATACAGATGGTTTCACAGAGACTTAGTGAGTTACCTGACAGTGCGTCTGTCGTAGGTACCGCTCTTGCTGACATATTCGGTGGCCCTGGTGAAGATGCCGGATTGCAATATGTACGAACATTGAAGGATATTAAGACTAACCTCGGAGATGTTAAGGCTGAAACAGGTGAATTAGGGAAAGCACAGGAAGATATGATTGAGAGCCAGAAGTTGCTTTCTAAAGAGTTGTCATTATTGTTTGATGCGACTGGAGGATCATTCGAAACAATGTCAGCAAAAATAAAGAGCTCTATTGCGTCAATGAATGCAGATTTGCTTGCGTTTGTTCGTCGTGGAATTGAGAGTGTTGAGGAGCTTTCTGATAGGGAAGAAAAACAAGCGAGGGCTGAGGGTGAGAGATATGCAGATACGGACGTTGTCAAACAATATGAGAAAATCAATAAGGCAAGAGAACAGTATGTCAAGCAAGGGATGTCAGAGGAAGAAGCCTTTAAAAAGGCTAAGGAAGAACGTCTTGACATGATGAAGCGTTCATTGAAGTATGAGGAACAGAATTTGAAGGAAGCTGTAAGCTTAAATGAAAAATACTATGACGAATATCAAAACGCAAGTCTGTGGAAACAGATGTTTGGAATTGACCGGACTAATTCAGCGATAAATTCTGACATTAGAAGCTCATGGGGTGAAAGGATGTCTGCAGAGAGGAATTACTCCAACATGAACAGACAGATTTCTCTTGTAGAAAGTTATCAGATGCCAGGAGCAAAAAGAAGTGCAGTGTCAGAGACCGCAGATGAAAAATCATCACGCCTTGAAGCCGAAAAATCATTGCAGGAGTCACGTATTGCCTTGATGGAAGAAGGACTGGACAAGGAACTGGCCACAATACGATACGGTTACCAGCAGAAGATTGATGCCGTAAAAGGTAATTCATCCGCAGAAATGGCATTGAGAAAATCGTTACTTCAAGAAATGAACAACGAATTGGCGAAGGCTTCTGAGGAGTATGAAAAGAATCGTGCAAGTATTGACCTTCAGAATCGTCTTGCTTCCGTTGAGGAAGGTAGTGAGGAAGAAATGTCCGTTCTTCTTGATATACTTGATAAGCAGAAGGAAGAAGAAATGAAGGCTGCTGAAAGTAATGGTGCCGACGTGAGCCTCATCGAAAAGAAATACATCAATGAAAAGCGTAAGATTTATGAGGAATATGCTGCTGATTATGTTGATGAGATTTCTAAATCTGCCGCAGCCGAACAGGTTGTAAGGAATGCACAATATAATTCCGACCTGAAAGAGTTGGAAAAGCTGCATACCAAGAAACTTGTATCGGATGAGGAATATGAGAGAAAGAAGGCTGATATAACAGAACGGTATTCTATTGATACCGCTAAGGCTGCTGTTGACTCGTTGGAGGAACAGATTTCTGTTGAGAATCTTAGCCAGGACGACAGGGAAAAACTTGCCGAGCAGCTTCAGAAAGCAAAGGCTGATTTGGCAAATGCTGAAGCTGATGCCGAGATTGCTGCAATCAAGAGGGTTCAGGATGAGGAAGAAGACTCGTACAAGAAGAGGATGAAGAATGCTCAGAAATGGATGGGTGTTGCGTCTGATGCCATTGGTGCAATCGGTAATCTTATGTCGACATTATATGAAGGAGATATTGAGAATATAGAAAATGAGCAGGAAGCAAATGAGGAAGCGTACAATGCTGATGTGGAAAGAATTGAAGCACTTGCTGAAAGTGGAGCAATATCTGAGGAAGAAGCTGAGGTTCGTAAAAGAGCTGCTGAAGCTGAAACATCAAGGAAAAATGAGGAACTTGAGAAAAAGAAAGTTCAGTTGCAGCAGAAGCAGGCTAAATGGCAGAAGGGTGTGGACATTGCTCAGGCTGGTATAGCAACAGCACTTGCAATAACTCGTGCATTACCTAACCTAGTACTTGCTGCAATAGTAGGTGCAATGGGAGCGGTACAGATAGCGACTATCGCAGCAACACCAATTCCTGCATATAAGGAAGGTACTAAGAACGGTGGCCATATTGGAGGATTGGCTATCGTTGGTGATGGTGGAAAGCAGGAGGTTGTTGTGTATGGAGGTAAGTCGTGGATAACTCCAGATGTTCCTACAGTGGTGGATTTACCGCGTGGTGCAGAGGTATTCCCTGATATAAATGAATTCGTTGGGAATGTAAGTATGAATCCTATATATGATTCAGGGACAAATAGCCCTGTTGTTGTTAATGATTATTCGGAATTATCTCGTGAAATGAAAGGAATTCGTGGAGAACTCAGGAAGATAATGACGATAATACATAAGGAAGCATACAACTCTAATTATGAACATTATAAAAGAACAAGATTATGATAGACACTTTAAGCAGGCTGAGTATGTTTGATTTCATTGAACTTCTTTGTGGAAACAGAGAAGTTCTTATTGAGGAAGGTGATAATGAATCCATGCTGGAAAATGTGGCTTCAGAATTGATATATCAGTATCAGTGCATAGTGAATCCTTCAGGTGTTGAGTCTGAGATTCTTTACAAGGAAGAGAAAATCAAGATTAATTACAGGATAACTATTGCAAAGATATTGAAGGCGCTTATTAGCATAAACGCTGTAGATGATGTCGTTGGACTTCTGTCAGAAATGGGAATTACTGGTATTGAGCGTGAAAAGATTCCCGCAAGAATAGACCGTATGATTGCAGAAGCTGAGTACATGAGAAAGAGGATTGAGGATACTTCTTCTGCTGATAGAAAGAGTAATACTCCAGATGATGTACGTGCGTCATTTGACCGGGAAATAGCTTTTCTTATGACTTACTTCAAAATGAATATTGACACAAGAATCATTACTGCAGGTGTGTATGCGAATATGGTTCATCAGGCAGATGTTGAAATTAAAAGAAAATTGCATCGTTAGATAACTTTTTTGCTCGTTGTCGAATTTTTTCACATGTTCTTAGTAACACGATTAGACACTAATAATCGTAATGAATATGGAAGAAAAATTCGACAATGTGGCTTTATTGCCTGTAATTAATGAGAAATGTGATATAATAATTCACCTTTTATCGTCACTTTGCGACAATCCTGATTTCCTTATAGACTTGCTCAGGAAGAGTGCTGAGAAGCAGAACCGGTTTTCATCATCTGGAATGAAAATATTGCGTGGTCATGGGTGTGGAGCAAATAGTGATTGAGCAATATCAGTGGATATTGGGAATGGCGAGGAAATACTGTAGGAATATAATGGATGCCGAAGATCTTGCCGAGGAAACCATATATAAGATTCTTTCCAACAAAAGGAAATTTGATTCCTCAAAAAGTTTCAGGCCATGGTGCAGCGTTATAATGCTGAACACATACATAACTGCTTACAATCATGATTTGCTTATACGGTTTGATTCTGAGGAAAAGGCCGATTATGTACATTCTTATTTCGATGCCGAAAATGAAACGCTAAAGAATGAACTTTATGGAATAATTGAAAAGTGCAGGTGCAAATCATGCTCAGTAGATTGTGCTGTAATGTATGCAGAAGGATACTCTTATGAAGAGATAGCGAAAAAGATGAATATACCTGCAGGAACTGTTCGTAGCCGAATCTCATATGCCAGGGAAATGATACGTAAATGTATTGGAAAATAATAAGTTAATAATGGTTTGACGTATTAAAATGGCGAAGTTTACGATTGCATATATAGTCAATCTGAACTATCTTTATAGTACAATTAAAATATAAGTCAAACCAAATATTAACATTATGGAAAAGAGTAATTTTCGAGTAAGAGTGATGAAGTATGCACACCAGTTAGCAAAAACAACAGAATACACGTGGAAAATCTGTCTTATCAAGGCATGGGAGTTATACAGACTTGCAAAAAAAATGAGAAGAGGCATTGTTAAATTTGCGTTCCAGAAAGTTGACGGAAGCATCAGACACGCTTCTGGAACATTGTACAATCTTCCTGCCGGAACATCAATTCACGGAAAAAAACTGACAAAGCCAAGTTATAAGACATTTGCCTACTTTGATGTAGATAAAGGAGAGATGAGATGTTTTAAGATTGAAAACCTTGTAACTGTTTATTGATATGGAAAGTTTTATTGTTACCACTTCCGGGGAAGTATCATTTACTTTCCCGGCAAATGGGAGTGATTTCTCGTTGAAAGAATTGAAGGATTCTGTTAATGGATATATAGAGATTGTTCCGATAAGAAAGAATGTAGGTCCTTTGATTTTTAAGGAATTTGATAAGGATGGGTTTGCAATCAAATTGACTGATGAATATGTTATGGTTGTTAACTCTGATGGAAAACTGGAGTCTCAGCCGTTCAATTATGTAGCAACCGTCCTGGCAACAGCATCAGAATCTGTTATGCCTGGTGATTGGATTGCTGGAGATGTTCTTATTTGTAGAAGTAGTATGATTAGATAACTTTGGTTTTTCTCAAATTGTTGTATTTCAGTTTCTTATTTGTTTTCAGGAACGTAGGATTTTAGGCAAATCGACTAAGGTTTGCCTATTTTTATAAATTTGAAAATGAAATAGAAACGAGATGATCTGTAGATATTTTTTACATATAGATTCAGAGGTAATAGATGTCTCAAACATGATTGAAAATCTGTCTGACATCAAGATAACATATACTCGCACTGGGTTGAATGGTGTGTCAAGAAAGTGTGGAAGCACACTCAAGTTTGTATCAGATGCAAGAGATATGTTGGTCGGACTGTTTTCTCGTGATGGAGTCAATGCAAACGCTTCTTTTTCTATATCTCGTACAACTAATAACTGGGAGCTGGAAGAAGCATTTGTGTGTCAGCTTGATTTCTCATCATTTTCGTATGATTCATATTCAGCCAGTATATCATGTCTGGATAATGGTATTGAATCAGTATTAAACGCTAATAAGGGCACCACGTATGAGTTTTTTGTAGACGAATTGAAGGATGATAAAAAACTGAATTACGATGGTGTTATAATCAGGAATGATAAGGTATTTATATTATCAGGTGATACCGTCGAAGGAGAATCTTACACAATGAAAGAGTTTGACAACAGAATTGCTGACTGGTGGTGGATACCATATATCGGGACTACAGATTCAGGTTCTGAAGTTCATAACAAGTCATTTGTTTTCCAGGATCAGTCTGAATCTATGCCTTCGGTTTCAGGTGACAACACAGGATGGGGATTCCCTGCCAATCCTTGTAATACAAGCTGGTTTCTTGAGTGCTTGCGTGATTCAACTATAACTATAGACTTTAGTACGATAGAATATTCATCATATACAGATTTCGGATTTGCTTTGTTCAAGATTGACACAAAAGGTGTTATACAACCTATTACATGTGGATACTCAAATTTGATGTCGCTTGATTCTAATACGAGGCCGGATTCTATTAAGTGGACCGGTCAGTTGAAGAAAGGTGAAAAGCTTCAGTATGCTGTATTTAATCAATATCCATTAAGGCAAGGGCATGCAGATTTATCAAGTTTGCTAATAAACACTGGTGAATGCGGAGCATCATGGGACGAAAGGGGTGACAGTTACCAGATTGAGGTTGTAAGGCCTGTTACATTGCTTAATGCGATATTGAAAAAGATATTTCCGGAAAAGGACGTTACCGGGTCAATAACAGAAAGTGTAGCAGGGAGTACTAACAGCAGGTTGAAGAACTCTTGTCTTGTTGCAGCTGAGAGTATCCGAGAAATGGCTACTCCACGCATCTATACATCTTTCTCGAAGTTCTGCGAATATATGGAATCAGTATATGGATACGTATATGTAATTGATGAAAATGATGTACGATTTGTACACAGGAGTGAACTTTTTAGTACTGATAATAAGATTGTCATAGGAAATGTGTCTGAATTTAATTACTCGGCAGCTTCTGACAGAATATATTCGACCGTACAGGTTGGGTATGAAAAACAGGATTATGACTTTGGTAACAATGGTTCTGATGAATTCAATTTCAACAATACATATACTACCGGATGTACTATAAAGGATTCAAAACTGAGTCTTATATCCCCATATAGGGCAGATTGCTATGGTTTCGTTGAATTGGCAGAGAAAAGAAATCAGGATTCAACCACAACGGACAGTGACCAGCAGATATTCATTGTGTGTGCAGTTGAAAATGAATCAGGATATGATCTTGACAGAAGTGTAGATGTTCAGGGTACATATACATACTCAGTGTTCAATGCTCTTCTGGCACCGCTTTATATGATTGAGGCTAATATGAGTTATTTATCCTCATTTGCAGGGAAGCTGACATTTGCATCATCGGAAGGGAATTCGGATATTGTGATTGGAGGAAAGAAAGTAAGCGAAGATATTCAACTTGGTGTGCCCATGTTTGGTCGTGGCGACATATCTTTTTCTATGGGTAATGTACTGATAGAAGCTGATTGGAATGTTTCATGCATTGAACTTGAATTTGATGGTAAGAATATTATAGGTGCTGTAAAGAGCATGGAATATACTCTTGCTAATATTGAAGAGGTAAAGTATGAATTAATAGAATTAAAGTAACATGTATAGGATTAGCCCGTTTACCCCATTGTTCTTCAATATGAGTTCGGATACAAGTTCGTATCCAAGCCGGTATGTGCAGATATTTTCTCCATCTGACCAGATAATGGTTCAAGTTATAACGCAGTATGAGTCGAGAAAGATAACAGGTAAGATTATCAATGTAAATACAGGAACTGAAACAGAAATAAACTGGAGTGTATGGAGTCTTAACAGCCATGACACTGTGTACTATTATGTTATTACATCGCTTCCTGAAGGTTACTATGTTGTTGATATTAATGGGATAGAATCAGACGTATTCAGGATAACATCGGATGAATCCGTATTGAAAAATACCACATTGATACAATATTCGATGAAGGACAACAAGAGCCGGCAGGATGGTGTGTTCTGGATTTCTGACAACCAGTTTTTCTTCGACTGGCGTGCTCCTGGTGGGTTTATGGACGATGACTGGTCATTTGGTGTTAGCAATGAGCAATATACTGATTCGGATTATAATGTATCAGAGATATATTCAAGGGAGTTCACATACAAGTCATTTACGCTTGGGAATTCACTTGGATGCCCGATATGGTATGCAGACCTGTTGAACAGGATACTTTCATGTACGTATGTGTATTTTGACGGTGAACGCTACATAAGGATGGAATCAAGCGTTCCAGAGGTTAATAAGGTAATTGATAGCAGACGAAGTTATGTGTTCAAACAGGCACTTACATTCGTTGATGTTGTTGATAATTCTGAGAGTGATAACATTATGAAGATAAGAAGGGTGGATGATTCTACTTTTCGTAAAGTTTCTAATAGGTTGTTGACGGTATGACGGACGAGGAAATTAAAGTTATAACAGAAACTGTAATCGAGCAGATCAAGAGGGACAGCGTAAATATAGATGAACTTACTCAGACCAATGCGCTGTCAGGAGATGATATGCTCGAACTGAATAAGGGTCGGAAAGTATCACTTGATGATTTGCGTACATTTATCAGAGGAATTGGAATATACCTTGAGATAATAGCTAAAAATGATGATACAATTCCTACAGATAGTAATGTGTTTTCTTCTCTGAGAACACTTAGTGAAATCTCAAAAAATAATGAGAATCTGAAGAAGATGTTCCTCCGTAAAGACCAGTCGGATGGTACTAACTTCCTTCTGACATTCGGTGAGTTTATTGATTCAATGATTGCCGGGAAGGGTGCTGGTATATTCCCCGACGGTCGTGGACAATTCTCAAGGCTGGAGGTACGTGATGCGCTTGTTGTCATGCGTCTTATCATTAATGAGATTCAGGCGATGGCAGGTGACTTCTCCTTCAGCGACGCCGGATGCATCGAGAAGGTGGAGGACCTGGGAGACGACACTTACAAGCTGTGGATGGAGAAGCGCACGGAGTTTGATGTGACTAATTTCGATGAGAATGACGTGATGTACTCAATTGTCAACAATCTGCTGACTGGAGGAACTGATTACTACACCAGCTGGTTCCGCTGTTTGACGAAAAATGTCAATGACAATACGCTCACCGTCGTGCTCTATCCCGACAGCGAGGTTCCAGGCGGCAAGAACTATCCACCGGTGGCCGGATACAACGTAACCCGACGTGGTAACTCTGTATTGCCTGACACCGGAGAAGTGAACGAACGTGCGCAGAGCTGGTTGCTTTCCAGCCGAGAGGGACGTATCATGTTTCTGGCTAATGTCTACAAGCCTATATTGGAAGATTACAACTATGCCATCAGCATTGGTAAATTCCCTAATATTAAAGCTTTGGATAATCTTCCGGTCACCACCGAAGATGTGGGCGTCATGGCCAAGACCATCGTCTGCGAACGGCTATATCAATATGATTATAACGGCGACGTGATTTCCAACAAGGTGGACCGCGGCGAATGGTCGCTCACAGTGGCGCAGTCAGAGCAGCCTTATCGCTTTATTCAACACGATAGACTTTATCCGGACGGACAGCACACGTTTACGGAACTGGAGCAGCACACCGTCTATCATTACGGATGCAAGTGGGGGTGTATCGTAGACAAGACGCTGGACGAACCGGTTTGGAACTCGCCTTCATGGGTACTGCTGGAGGGTGACAACAACTATCATCTGGATTTTGAATCCTCGAACGGATGGCAGTTCTTTCTTTCGCAGGTGAGCACGGACATATCCACTATTGTCAGCTACGGTAACCGTGACATTACAAACGTGCTGATGGCGACAGAAGGCGTAGAGGTGGAATGGCTGCGTGATACGGGGAATGTTCCTTCTGATAACAGCTGGAAGCCGACCTATGTGGATGGGAAAAAGAATACTATTC